TATGTGTTCAAGACTCGGATCTTTAGGTGCTTTTGGTGGCGGTGGTGGTAAAATTCTATCAATATCTTTTATACCTAACGCTTCATACATTTTTCTAAATGCCATGTATGAATTATGTATTTGTGGGTTTGACATTGCAAGTTGTAATCCAGTTTGAGCTAAAGATATTCTTTGACTCATTGAAAATATGTTTGGATCCGCAACAGGTAGTACATCTACTTTGTCATCAAAATCTGTGACCTTAACGTTCTTTTGTCCACCAACAACATCGTAAGGATATTCTGGTGGTAAATAAGTAGCAAATACTTTTGCTAATAATTTAAATTCATTCTTTAATGCCGAGTATAGTCGTTTATGGATTGCTGACATCACTCTTGAACCACGTTCTAAAAGAGCTACAGTCGTACCAACAGCTGCTTGTTGGTTCCCGTCACCGACCTGCATGTCAGCAATGGACGCGAATCTCTGTCCTGCTTGAACTACAGTTCCCATCAAAGCTAATAAAGTTTGTGATGGTTCCTTGTAAGGTAAAAATACAAATGCATCTTTTAAATTACCACCTGGAGTATCTACATCTTTAAATTCTCCTGGCTGTATTGGTGTTGCGTCATCTTTTACTCTGACACCTCTTTGTTTAAATCCGGCTGGTAAGTTTGATAAAGTTCCAGCATCTAACAACTGACGGAGAGCCGACGTTGCTGTACGGCTCAATCCGCCAATCATATGAATGAGTCCAAAACCATAAAATCCTAGTCCGGGCAGAAATTTGAAATGGACAAAATATTGGATTTTATTTTTAAGTGGATCATTGGGCGCAAAGTTTCGTCTTACGGACAAAACTTTTTGACTACCTTCTTCGATTGTAACGACGTAAGGTAATTTTATTTCTGTTGGTTCACCGTCTTGACCAACATCTTCAAAACCTTCTAAATCTAAATTAACGTGACATTCAAGTAATGTGTATAAAGTTTCTGCTCGTGCTGTTTTAGTAACACCTTCTAATTCACGTTCTTTGTCAGTAACTTTATCCGCGTCTGTTGCTGCTGAAGGTTTTGCTAATTCTATATCTGTATAAAAACCATTTACTTGTTGTTTACGTAAATCGTTTTCAGAAATTTTAATAACATGAATGACTGCTTCCGCATCGTCTAATGAAGTTGCTGTATAAGGTACAACAAGATCATCTGCGGGAACAAATTTTGATACAGCTCGTCCTAATAAATCATCATAATAAACTTTTTTAAATGTTGAACCTGCAAGAGGTAAATGAAATAACATTTGATCAAATTCTGGTTCGTATTCTTTCATCTGATCCATCAATTGATAATTCATGAAATCTTTTACTCTTTGAGATTGTTGTTCTTTTAATGGACTCGATACACCTAGCATTTGTGTTCTAACTGGACCATCTGCTGGTAATAATTCTTTATAAGCTAATGCTTGAAACTGAGTTACAGCTTCTGCTAATACAGGGTGAGTTGCACCTGATGCTCCTTGAAAAGGTTCATTACGATTATCGTATTTAAAACCTAAAAGATCTAAACCATTGATATAAGATTGTTCCCAATCTTTTCTTGATGATTTATAATCTTGGTAATCTGATCTAATTTTTGATCCAATGGGATCTAAAATTTCTTCTGATAATATATCTGCTAAGTTATCAAAGTGCGATTGCGAACCTACTTGGTTCACGGCATTTGGATCAAAATCAATAGTCGCACCACCATCTTCTTCTGGTATTACTTCTACGGGTCCTTGTTGTTGTTCTTGCTCCGTAATATCGACTTCTTGTTCCGGCCCAGGAACATTTAATTGAGTACGAGTATTCGGGAGACCTTTTTCAATATCTGCCATTTATTCTCCTATGATTTTTTACCATTGATTAATATAGAACGCAACCCTTGTCTTTCAGGTGGAATTGCACTTGGTTTACGTATTCCAGTTATACCACCACCCATATAACCTGCTCTGCCTCCTGATGCTCCTTCAAATAAATAACCTAAATCGTCAGACCTTTCATAAAGACCTGACATTGCTTCTTTTGGTAGAGGAATATTTGGATCTTGTAATTGTTCCCATGTTAAATAATTTCTTTTTTTGTTTATTTCTGCTACTTGTTCAGGAGAACCATATTCTAATAAACCAGCCGTAGGATTAAATATATTCCAATTTCCTGGCCAAAGATTATAAAATGCTTCACCAAAACCAGAACTATAAGGATGAACATATCTAGCTTTATCTTCATAATCCCCTTTTCCTTGAGCTATTAATTCTTTTCTTACTTTATCTTCTGCCACGTTATAAGTAGATGTAAAACCTATATTTATATCTTCCTGTGTTATTTGACTTACATCTTTTCCAGTTTGTTCAGAAATATTAGACATATAGTTAGTCCATAAATTATCTTGTTTTTTATTTGCCAAAGCTAGTTGTTTTTCCGCATTTTTAAATTGATCAAACGCCATTTTTCCTTGAGCACCTGAAAGATTTGTATATAAATCTGTACCTTTTAATTTTTCCCAATTCTCAGATTCTTTTTGAAAACCTGGAAGATTATACTCTCTTCTTTCAATATCCTGTTGATTTGCAGATAAATCTAAAGTCTGTTGTAAATTCTCAAGTTGTAAATCTGAATATCCCATTTCTTTCGCTGTTTCTATTAAATTACTATGTGTCGTTCCAAAATCTTTAAAAATGAAAGCTTTATCCAATGCTTCCCCAAACGGAATTCCTTTAGCACTTGAAGCCCATGTATCTAAACCTACATACCAAACTTCACCGCCAATCCAACTAAACGGATTAGCAATCCCTAACTTTCTAATATTTTTAACTATTCCTCTTGCTGCACTTTTAACTTTGTTAGGATTTTCTTTTAAAAGTTTTTGATAAATTGATTTATACTTCTCACCCCCAGCAATTTTTATAAATTCATCTGGATTACTTTGAACCAGTGCCATTCCACATTTCTTAGTTGCAAAACCAATTCTTCCACCCCCTGCAACTAAGTTAGAACACACGTCATCAATATTTATCCCTAGCTTTTTAAAAAGTTTAGCTTGAGCTTCTGCTGCGGTTTTATTTCTACTGTTTTGAAGATGGGTTTTAAAAGATGTTTTTCCTTTAGGGGTTGATAAATCTTTTAAAATTTGTTTCTTAGACTCTGCTCTCTCGAAATTTTTTCGTTCTTCACCACTCATCTCTATATATTTTTTATTTTCACCCTCAATACCAGAAAAACTCATTTTATAATTTCCAGCTTTATTTTTAAATACTCCGGTTTCTGTATCAACTTGAAAGTAACCAATTTGACCTTTATATTCAGGGCCTAATTTTTGAATAGCATTTTTAACATTTAGCTTCGCTTCACCATTTAATATTTCTAATCGTTTTTTATAACCTTCGGGTTTATTTTTAATTAAAAGTTCTTGTTTCTCAGCAATCTTCTGCCCAATTTCATTAAAACCTTCTAACTTTCTATTCATTTTGGCATCGATTTTAAAAGTTGTTTGAGTTCCAGGAGGAGCTGATTCAATTAAAGGATAAACGTGACTAAACTGTGTTCCAGTCTGACCTTGACCTATCATCGAGATATTAGAACCTTGAACTTTTTTTATTTTGTCGGATCTTACTATATTTGCTTTGTTCTTAGGAACATAACTATGTTTACCTTCAAATTGAGCGTCTATACCCAACTTTTTCAGCTCCCTATATTCTTTGTCAGTTATAATATTCTCATCAACTAAATCTTGATAATTATAATTTTTATATTTTGGATCGTTTATTCTTTCTGTTAATATTTCAATATATTCAGGATTTTTTAAACTTTTTTTATGTTGATTCTTACCTGGGTTTTTAGACCACCAGTTTGAGTGTGCATTTCCTCCGGGATAAATATGCCCAGTCTTTTTATTATAGACCTTACTTGTATCACCATTATACCCGGGCCGTGATCCGTCAACCGTGTTTTGTACTAATTGACCTTCAGAATACATGTTCCGTGGTTCTTTGTCCCCGTACATTTCTTGCATCTTGTCAATGTAATCTAGTATACTTCTCATTCGCCCAACATTCCAGCTAAACCGCCCCCGGATAACGGAACACGGCCACCGGATGCTTTTTCTATTTCTTTTGTGCTAAATTTTACATAATCATCATCAAACACAGATCCTTCATTAACAACTTCATCTGGTACACCTTGTTCAATATTTTTCATTTTACCATCACCATCTGGTGTTGCAGTAAACTCTTCATATTCTTCAACTTTTGCAGATTTCTTTTTTCCAATTTTAGTTGGAACTTCGTCTACTTTGTAACTCATATAAACATCTTCAGCGATGTCGTTATTCTTTTTTATAATTTCTATGTTGCCTGCAAAGTCTTCTTCCATTGTGTAATCTTTATATTTTTTAGATATGGCTTTATCTTGAGTTGCTAGTGCATCATCACCCATCATTTTAATTTTATCTACCAATTTAAAGAAGTACGGAGGAGGGGTCCCGGATCCTGCAGATTTAATAACTTCTTTTGCAGCTTGTTTTTTACCACCACCTTTTAATAAACCAAATAATCCTGATTTAGCAGCACCGATTCCTGCGCCAGTTCCCGCCATCCATTTTAAGAATGCACGTCTACCAAAACCAAATTTTTGTCTTGCCATAAGTCCTTCTTTGTATCCGGTTCTTCCTCTGCCAGTTTTATTAGAAAAATTTTGATTAGTACCTGTATTTTGAGAAGCAAAACCTCCTGAAGTTATACCGGCATTTCTATATACTTGTGGGTTCTTTGCCATTGCTCTAGCCGCCGTTGCAGCTTCTCTTGATCTTTGCGCTTGTTTAGCTGCCGCTGCTTGCTGTGCTGCTGCTTGTTTAGCTAATTCTGTTTCTCTTATTTGTTTAAAAGTATCGGCTTGTTTTTGTTTTCTTTTAAATAATGCTTCTTTAGCCATCATTGCTTTCATATCAAAACCATCAATTTCATCTGCGTTTACAGGTGCAGCGTCAAATAAAAAACCAAGTCCCCCTAATAATTTTGGTGCCAATGTGTTTACACTTTTTTTTACAGCTGTTGTTCCAGTATTTAATAATCTTTGGAAAGTTGGAGAATTAGGATATTTCAACTTCATTCTTTCAAAAGCATTCATTCCTTTAGTTGCTTGGGTAGGACTACTTACTATTTCTTTGCCAAAAGAAATTCCAGATTTATTAAAACCTCCTCCAATTGGAGAAGTTAAATTTTTTGCAGATGTAACTACACCAAGTTTTGATGGTCCATATCTTGAAGCAACATTTATATTTGGTGATGTAAATACATTGCCTTTCCCGGCCCATGTTGGAACTGTACCTCCTTTAAATCCTGACTTTGCTATAGCATCAGCAATTGCAGGACTTGTTCCATGATATCCTAGATTTACAGTCGAACTTAATCCAGCATACGATCCCGCTTCATCCACTAAACCTCTTTTAGGTTTAGCAACCGTGGATTCCGTTCTCTCACCCAGTAATCCTGCAACACCGCCGTCTGCAAAAGGTTTTTTAAAACCAATATTAAAACCACTTGGTCCAACGCCCGCTACAAATGATGAATCTGTTTTAGGATTAAATCTACTGATACCTACTCTTGCATCTTTGGGATTAATAATACTATTATTAAAATCATTTATAATATTTCCAGTTTGTTCTCCTTTTATATTATCCATAAATCCACCATAAAGGCTATAATCTATTGGTTGATATTTTTTTAATGGATCTTCTTCTGGAAGATTTATTGTTTGTAATTCAATATACGCTTCTATTTTTTCTCTTAATTTTTTTTCATCTTCTAATTCTTTTTTAGTTTTCTTTTTTCTTTTAGGTCCTATAAAAACATCTTCTCCATCTTTATATCCTGTTCTACCGCCGTCGGCCATGTCTTCTGGATCAATAGGTATATCTCTTTCAAAGATATGATCTTCTGTTTCTTTTAATATTTTTTTAGATTCTTCTGGTGTTAAATTTTTATATACGCCTTTTCTACCAATTACAGAATTTGCTTCTTTCATCGCGTCCATTGGTTCCATATTTTTTATATTTTTAATAATGTTGTCAGCACTACCTACTTCTTCTGCAAAAGGTTTACCAAAATCTGTTTTAATAACATTTTTGCCAGATTGTCTATCTAACATGTTAAATAAATCGTTTGTAATACCTTTTCCTTCAGAAGAAGATGCATCTATAACTTTTGCTTTTGGTTTTATTAAAGATTTTAGCAAGACTCTACCTTCAGGAGTGCCTTTAATGCTTTCCATGAATCTTCTACCTTCAGGACTATCTATCTGATAATTCCATTCATTAATCGTTGGTCCTTTAGGTTTATTAAGTTCAATTAAATATTTAAGTTCTTGCGCAGACATTTTATCTATGTCTTGACCTTTGCTTTTAGCAGACTCTACCCATTTCTTAACTGTATTATCAACATCCCTTACTAAATTTTTATTAATAGACATGATACCCTCATGTTGAAAAGGCGCAGATTTCTTCATCGCTTGCTTCATCAACAATTTTTTTAAAAACGGTATACCACCTGTAAATATTTTTTCTATCATTAATAATAAACTCTTTTTCTAGGCGGTTGTTTTTCAATTACATAATCTTCGGGGTGAGTTATAAACCCTCCCTGTCTAAATCGCATAACAGCCATAGTCATACTATCAACTAAATCGTCATGATCTCCATGTGGGAATGCTGCGCATTCTTCAACCACTTCTTCTGCGAAACGCATCTCTGGCGCCCAGATTAGACCTGCTTCAAAAAGAGGTGCACATGAATTTATTCTTACATGTTTATCATTTCCTCGGCTTGGAGTAAAGGGCATAACTGGAATATCCATTTGACGAAATTCATGGGTCAAAGGGGTTCCAGACGCTTTTTGTTCGATGACCACCATGTCAGGATTCCAATATTTATATTGCTCAAGAGCTGCTCGACGCAATTCTGGAAATTCAAATCGATCTTTTAGACAATCCATTAAAATTAAATTAGCGGGACCATCAATTTCAGGATAAAATACTCCCCAAGTGGTAATTGCACTAAAATCGGCAGTTTCTTTTTTTAAAAAAGCAGTATCATAGCTTTGAATAACATAACTTATGTCTGGTAACGTGTCTCGATCCCATTTTCGCCACCATTCCCGTTTTATAATCGCTCCTTCTTCACTAGTTGGCTTTTGCATCCACTGTGCGTTCCATTTTCCAACCGGAAGGGTTGCTTTAACCTTCTCTAACTCATCTATTTTCCAATATTCAG